GAAAACTTTGAGTTAGATATTGATAAGGGTTTGAGTAATCAAATAACCTTTTCGGTAAGTGATTTAAAAAACATTGATAGCAAAACAACGGCATTTAGTAAGACTATTATATTGCCAGGGACTGCTACTAACAATAATTTGTTGGGTAATATATTTGAGTTTAATAATGCAAACTTTACCAATAATTCTTCTGCAAACGTAGGGTATAACTTTAATGCAAGTAAGACTGCTAAATGTTCTATTGAAGTAGACAGAATGACGGTTATTAAAGGAGTTTTTAAATTGCTTGAAATAATAGTTGACGGAAAGAATGTAGAATATGAATGTAGTGTTATAGGAGAATTAGGTGGATTCTCAATGAAGCTAGGAGCAAAGAAATTAGAAGAGTTAGATTTTAGTGCTTACAATCATACGTATAGCTACCAAAACATTGTAGCAAGTTGGGATAACTATCAAGGTGGAGCAGGATATTATTATCCTCATATTGATTATGGTTTATATTCTACTAATAAGCACGATTGGGATTATCAAACATTTAGACCAGCTTTATTTGTAAAGCAATATTTAGAGAAAATATTTGCAGCTGCAGGTTACACTTATGACATTACTTGGAGTAATGGATTTGAGGTTGATAGATTTAAGACATTAATTATTCCTTTTAACAAAAAGAGATTAACTAAATCAGGAACGCAACAAGTAGGATGTACACCTCAAGCTACTACAGGATGTATTGACCAAGCCTTTCCAATGCCTATTCAATGGCAAAACTTTAGCGGAACAAACTGGACTATTAATGGTGGAACTACAGGTAGTGTTTTTACTTATACAGGACTTGACCCTACTAATGTAACCTTTAAAGTTGACATAACATTTACTGCATCAACAACTAACACACCAGTAAATAATGGCATTTATATTGATACATATAAAAATGGAGTTTTAATACCATCATCGACAAAATTTATTCCTCCATTTTCAGGAACAGTTAATGACTTTTATATTGTGAATTTAGTTGATGAGCCGGTTGTTACAGGAGATTATTTTGAGGTACAAGCAAGTGCAGCTGATACAGGGATGTGCTATGATAGTTTAATTAATCAAGCAGGTTCGGTAAGCATTAGTTCAGATATTCCAATTACATTAAATGTAAACTTAGGAGATACTGTTTCTTTAAATGATTGTATTCCACCAAACATACTTCAAAAGGATTTCTTTGCTTCTATATTGAAGTTATTTAATCTTTATGTAGATGAGAATAGGTTTGAAGAAAAGCATTTAATTATTAAGCCATATACAAGTTATTACGATGGTACGGTAGAAGATTGGAGTCAAAAGATAGATAGGGCTAAGCCTATAAAAATAAAACCGATGTCTGAATTAAATAGTCGTTATTATTCTTTTAAATATAAAGACGATAGTGATTATTGGAATGAGTTATACAGAAAAAGATATAATGAAGGATATGGAAGCAGGATATTTGATAGTGAATACGAATTTTCAAAAGAAACTGAAAGCGTAGAGATTATATTTTCTCCAACTGTATTGGTAAGCATAACGGATGAGGATAAAGTTTATAGCACTATTTATAAGTTTACAAACAACTTAGAGGAAAGAATTGATAGTAATATTAGAATATTACAAGCAAGGAAAATAACAGGTGTTTCAAGTTGGGATTTAAAAGAAGGTGCAACTACTTTAACTACATTAACCGTTTATGGTTATGCAGGTCATTTTAATAGTCCTGTTACAGTTGGTAATGATTTAAACTTTGGAGCAACTAGAGAATTGTTTTATTCATTGGCAGGTGGACTATTAAATCAAAATCAATTTAACATTTATTACAGTCCTTATATGGCTGAAATAACAGATAAGAATAGTAGGTTATTAGAATGCTTTGTTAAGCTTACCGATACCGATATATTTAATTTAAGTTTTGCATCTTTTAAATACATAGATGGTGGATTATATAGGCTAATTAAATTAACAGACTACGTACCAGAATCAAATGAAACAATAAAAGCGGAATTTTTAAGGGTAATAAATAAAGAATATTAATTATGGCGACATCGAATACAGTTTTAGCATTTGAAATAAAAACAGATTCCAAACAAGCAGAAGCATCGGTAGGTAGTTTTAAGAAACAATTAAGGGAAGCCAATAATGAGTTGCTCAATATGTCATCTCAATTTGGAGAGACATCTAAAGAGGCAGTTAATGCAGCAAAGAAAGTAGCAAGTCTTAAAGATGCCATTGGAGATGCAAAAGCATTAGCTGAAACATTTAACCCTGATAAAAAGTTTGTTGCTTTAGGCGGTGCATTACAAGGTGCTACTGCAGGATTTAGCGCATTACAGGGTGCTATGGGATTATTTGGTGCAGAGGGAAAGGATGTAGAAAAAATGATGCTAAAGGTACAAAGCGCAATGGCTTTGCAAGAAGGTATTAGCGGAATAGCAGGGTCAATCGATTCTTTTAAATTATTAGGTGGTACAATTAAGGGTAATGTAGTAAAAGCATTTACCACTTTAAAAGGTGCAATCATAGGAACGGGTATTGGTGCTTTGGTTGTTGGTGTAGGTTTATTGATAGCAAACTTTGATAAGGTTAAAGAGGTAATGCTTAATTTAATACCTGGACTTGGTAAGGTAGCTGATTTCTTCGGAGATATGATTCAAGCGGTTACCGATTTTGTTGGTGTTACAAGCGAAGCTGAAAGGGAATTACAAAAGTTAAACGATAGAACAAATGAAAGGAATGCAACTATAGACCAACAAATGAAAGTTCTTGGTGCTATGGGAAACCAAGAAGCTGCAATATATAAACTAAAGCAAGAAAGGGCTGAAGGAGAAGTTGAAATGTTATTGGCAAAAACAAAAAGAACTAAAGAAGAGGATGCTAAATTAATAGAATTAAATACACAAAGAACAGTAAATGAGATAGAGAATAATAAAAGGATTAAAAAAGAAAAAGACGATGCAGAAAAAGACAGACTAGAAAAGAATAAAAAACATAATGCAGATGCAAAAGAATTAGCAGATAAACAAGCTGCTAAATTAAAAGAGATTGAAGATAATAGAGTTGCACAAGAAAAAAACACTGATGAATTAATAAATCAAAATAGACTTGCAGCAATTAAAGATGACTTTACAAGAAGTCAAATGGAGTTGGCTAATAAAACACAAGCTGAAATTGATAAAGAAACGGAATCATACAATAAAAAATTAATTAATTTAGAAAGATACAATGAGAATGTAAGGTTAATAAATGAGACTGCACAAATAGAACAAGATAAACTTGTTACAGATAAAGCAGAAAAAGATAAAGCAGAAGCTGAAAAAAAGACTGAGGAAGATAAGAAATTTTGGGATGAGGTAGCGCAAGTTGAATTAGACTATACAAAACTTTTAGAAGATGAAGCTGATAAAAGAAAAAAAATAGATGAAGCAGCATTTGCAGCAAAGTTAGAATTTTTAGATGCCATTGGTGGAGCATTAGGAACATTAGGTAATTTATTTGAAAAAGATACTGCAGCAGCAAAAGCATTAGCACTAGCTGAAATTGCAATAGGAGTAGCAAAGGGATTTATTAATGGTTTAAATATTGCACAAAAAAGTGCAGCAGCTACAGGACCAGGAGCAGCATTTGCGTTTCCTATCTTTTATGCTGGTCAGGTTGGTGCTATTTTAACTGCTGCTAGTAAAGCAAAAGGAATATTATCATCAGTTAAAGGTGGCGGAGGTGGTGGCGGTGCAAGTATGTCTGCACCTAGTGTTGCGTCTTCTGCTTCTGCACCAATTAAACCTCAGGCAGAAACTACAACATTATCTAGTCAATCAATTAATCAAATAGGAGTAGCAACTTCTAGAGCGTATGTACTAGAAAGTGATGTAAGCAGTAACCAAGAAAGGTCGCAAAGATTAAATAGGGCTGCGAGGATAAACTAAACAACTATTTTTAAATTATATATTATAAATATGAAATTGCCTATTTACGATTTAATTATAAATCAAGATGAGAATAATGATGCTGAGGTTTCTTTTGTGGCACTCGTTGACAGTCCTGCAATTAAAAAGGACTTTCTTGCATTTAAAGAAGAAGAATTTATAGACCCAAATAAAGGAGAACAAAAAGACGAGTTTTTAAGTCGTTGTATTAGTTACGTAATTAACGAGGGTAAAGAAACAGAGCAAGCAGTAGCGATATGTAATAGTTTATGGGAACAACATTTTGAAGAGAAACCTATGGCATTTGCTATACAGTCTGAAAGTGAGCATATCATTACTGGTCCTTTAATGATTCCACAACAATTAATCTACCGTAATTCAGAACAATTCGGAGAGCACTATGTAAAGTTTTCAGTTGATACCATTAAGCAGATAGCTATTAAGTTTAGCAAGAAGGGATATCAAAAGAACGTTAACCTAATGCACGAAGCAGATATGCAGGTTGAAGGACTTACAATGTTTGAGAGTTTTATTAGCGATTCTAAAAGAGGGATTAAACCAATGGAAGCATTTAAAGACTTGCCGGATGGAACTTGGTTTGGCAGTTTCTATGTAGAGAATCCTAAAGTATGGGAGTTAATAAAAAAAGGAGAAGTTAAAGGATTTAGCGTTGAAGGTATGTTTGATTATGAAGCACCTTTGTCAGAAGATGAAAAACAATTAGCAGAATTAAGAGAAATTTTAAACAGTTTTTAAAAATCAATATAATAGTAATATGGAAGCAAAAGAAATTTTACAAAAAGTAAAGCAATATTTTAACGAATTAGCTGCTGCACCAGAAGTTGAACCAATGATGGAAGTTACCGAATACGAATTAAAAGATGGCGGTAAAGTTATGATTGATAAACTAGAGGTTGGCGGTATTGTTATGATTGACGGAAATGCTGCATTGCCAGGAGAAGCTGAATTGGTAGACGGTACAAAAATGACTATCGGAGATAATGGTGTTATCACTGCTATCGAAGTGGTAGAAGTTGCTGAAGAGCCAATGGTTGAACCTATCGTTGAAGATATGGGAACTAAATTTGCAGCTTTTGAATCATCAACAAATGAAAAATTTGCTAATTATGAAATTAAGTTTTCTGCATACGAACAACGTTTTGCTGATTACGAGGTTAAAATGAAAAAGGCAAACAAAGTAATTGATGAATTATTGAAACTATCTACTTTATTAGTAGAAGCACCAGTACAAGCACCTGACAATTCAGTAAGAACTTCAAACGCTTTTAAAGAAGTAGAAGAAAAGAAAACACTAAATATTTTATTTAACTAAACAATTATAAAAAAATGGCATTAGCTTTTAGCGGATTATCCGCATACACTAAACAACTTGTTAAACCACTTTTGACAAGTGCAGTATTTGACGCAAAGACACAACAATTAATCTTATCAAGCGGTATCGTTATCCCGAACGTAAAAAGTTCAGTAGCTATTCCTTTGATGGAAACAGATGCAGTATTTGCTGCACAATCTTGTTCTTTCGATGCAAGTGGTACAACTACTTTCTCTCAACGTACTATCACAGTAGGTAAGATTAAAGTAGAAGAAAAAATTTGCCCGAAGGACATGGAAGCATACTTTACGCAAGAGGCGCTCAAGGCTGGCTCGACTTACGAGGACTTTGGTAATGCTGATTTCCAAAAAGCATTCTTGGATAAAAAGAACGCAAGAATTGCTTCTCAATTAGAGACTGCAATATGGCAGGGAGATGCAACAGGTGCAACTGCAAACACAAACAAATTTGACGGTTTACAAAAATTAATCGCTGCAGGTTCTCCAGTAGATGCAAACGTATCAGGTTACACAGGAATCAGTGGTTCAGCTATTGCAACTGTTAACGCTTCAAACGTTATCGCTTGTACTGAAGCTATCTACAAAGCTATCCCTGTTCAAGTATTGAGCAAAGGAGACGTTAAAATCTTCGTTGGTAATGATTGGTATCGTTTATTAATCCTTGCTTACAGAGAGAAAAATATGTTCTCTTACAATCCACAAGATTCTCAAGCATCTTCATTTATCCTACCTGCAACTAACGTTGAAGTAGTAAGTGTAAATGGTTTGAACGGAACTGGTGATGCTTATGCAATCAGTCTTTCAAATATGGCTTTAGCAGTTGATTTGGTTGACGAAGAAGGTTCATACAAAATGTGGTACTCCGAAGACAATAACGATGTACGTTACCGCGTAGAATTTAAGCTAGGAGTTAACGTAGCCTTCACGAATGAATGTGTGAAGTTCGTAGCAGGAATCTAATTTTCTAACATAGAGAGGTGGTAACCCCATCTCTCTATTTAATACTTATAAATATGCCTTGTGCAATAGTTAGCGGATATACAATAGACTGTAGAGAGACCATTGGTGGTATAGATGCAGTTTTTTTCGCAGAATATGGAAACGTAACAATAAACGATGCTAGTGGTATCGTTACAGGAATTACAAAATTGACTGGAAAGAAATTCTACAAATTTGAAATACCTACTAAATCTAGTGCGGTTGCTTCAAGCAATCCAACAGGTTCTATCGAAAACGGTACTTTGTTTTTTGAGCAAACTTTAGATTTCCCTATCAATAAGAGAGATGCAACCACAAGAAACATCATCACTACTTTAGCTAAAAATAAAGTTGTAGCGGTTACCCTTGATAAAGATGGTACTTACAGAATGTACGGTAAAGGCGCAGGTCTATACTTAGCAGGAAGTACAGGAACAAGTGGTGCTGGGGCAGCAGATGCTAATGGTTATATGTTGAAATTTGAAGGTTCAGAAAGAGAAGATTTCTTTGAAGTAACCAACGCAGTTGGAATAGCTTTGACTACTGCAGGATAGAGTTTTTTAATTTTTAATTTATGCCCCGACCGATGAAAGTCGGGGTTTTTTTCTATGATTAATTTAACAAAAGGACTTACACAGACTATTTATTTTACGGCTACCGAGAAGGCTACCATTAGCAATCCTTACTTTTTATTTGTGTTTATCCACAGAGTAACGGGCGATGTTGTTAAATTGATGGCTACAAATCAAAGTATTACCGGTAGATACGATAGTTTTGCATTTACAGTTAATAATTATTTCGATTTAAAAGAGGAAGGATTTTGGGGTTATACAATACACCAAAAAGTAAGTTCAGGAGATTTAACAGTTAGTGGATTAATTCTTGAAGAGGGGTATATGTTTTTGAATCCTGCTACACCTTTTGAACCTACTAAATACGAAGAACAAAATAATAATTTCGTTACTTATGGATTATAAAAATATTATCACAATAAAATTCGCACAAGCGGAGCAACCACGATTTGAAGAAAAGAGGGCTAAAGGGTATGTTGAATTTGGTGGCAATAATAACTATCCTGAATATTTAATTGGTTTATTTAATGAATCTCCTAAACACGGTGCTATCATTAAAAGTAAAACTAATTATATTTTCGGTCAGGGATGGGATGGTATTGAACAGAAGGCAAACACTAAGGGAGAAACGTGGAATCAAATTACTAAAAAATGTATTTTAGATGATGAACTTTTCGGAGGTTATTATCTACAAGTTATATATAATTTACTAGGTCAGATTAAAGATGTGTATCATCTTGAGTATCATAAAGTTAGGACTAATAAAGAGCAGAACGAATTTCAGGTAAAGAACGATTGGCAAGATAACAAAGAGAAGCCTAGACATTATCCTGCTTTTAATATTCAAGACCCAACTGCAAGTCAGGTTTTATTTGTTAAACAATACAATCCTAAGTCAGATATTTACCCTTTACCTAACTACTTTCAAGGTTTAAATTACATTGAGAGTGATGTACAGGTAAGTAGACATATTTTAGGTAATGCTAAAGATGGTTTTGTTGCTACTACTTTAATTAATTTAAATGGTGGTGAACCTGCAGAGGAGGCGAAAGAGGCAGTTGAAAGAGGAATCAAAAAGAAATTTACAGGTAGCGAAGGCGATAGGGTTGTTATTATGTTTAACAAGTCAAAAGATAATAGTGCTGAAATATTGCCATTATCTTCTACAATGTTAACTAAAGAAGATTTTACAAACGTAAATAATTTAATTCAACAAGAAATATTTGCCTGTCATCAGGTTACTTCGCCATCATTGTTTGGTATTAAGACAGAAGGACAATTAGGCGGTTCAACAGAGATTAGAGATGCTTATACTATTTTTTCAAATACTTATGTGAATGAAAGACAACAAGCAATAGAAGAAATATTTAACAAACTATTTGAGTATGTAGGTATTAAAGGAGAATATCAATTAATACCAGTTGAACCATTAGGGTTTGAATTTGGAGAAAGTGTAATGGCTCAAAATCTTACTAAAGATGAGATAAGGCAAATAATGGGTAAAGAACCTTTAGACCCATCAATTAAAACACAAGCGCAAATTATTAGTGATAATATAAATGCTTTAAGTCCATTGGTTGCTAATAAGGTTTTAGAATCAATGACAACAGATGAGATACGTTCACTTGCAGGTTTAATTCCTGCAGTTGGTGGAAATGTAGTTCCTGATGGTTCCATGCCTGCTCCACAAGTATTAGGTAACGATTCAATTAAAAACTTAACCGGCAGACAATACCAAAACGTAATGAGGATTGTTAGACAGTTTACTAATGGTAAACTTTCAAAAGAACAAGCTGCATTAATGTTAAAGAATGGTTTTGCATTTACGGATGCAGATGTAAATACTTTTTTAGGTTTGGATTCAGACCCTGCTACTTTTAGCGCAGTTGATAAGGAAAGTGAGTTGTTAGAAATGTTTGAAAGGTTCAGCGAAAGTTTAGATGATTATGAAGTAATAACAAGCAAATCTCCTAAAGAGTTTAATCACTTTGCAGAAGAAGTGGTTTTAAGCCAATTAGAAGCCGATATTTTGAATCTAATTAGTAAGGATAAGAGAATCACTAGCGAAACTATTTCAGAGGTTTTAAAGCAAGATTTGAAGGTTATAGAGGCATCATTAAAAAACTTAGTTGAAAGTAATGTGATAGCTTCAAAAGAAGTTAAGGTTGGTAAAGATGTTATAATTGAAAGAAAGAAAACTGATATCAAAATAGATAAACCTAAAACAATTAGGTTGTCGGTTGCTTATACTTATGCAAAAAGACTAGATGCAAAAGGAGAATCTATTATACCAACATCAAGACCGTTTTGTGTTAAGATGGTAGAACTTGCCAAAACAAGATTATGGAGTAGTGCTAACATCCAGCAAATGAGTGTTGTATTAGGTTATTCCGTATTTGATAGAGTTGGAGGATTTTGGAATAACAATGGAACTATTGAAACACATTGCAGGCACGAATGGAAACCAGTAATAATTCAAAAGAAAAAATAAATGAGCGCAAATATACTTTTCATATCTGAGAATCTAATTAAAAGCAGAACTGGAATAAGTGATGCTATTGATGGTAAACAATTAAAGCCACATATTAAAGTAGCGCAAGACCTTTATTTGCAACCTGCTTTGGGAAGTACTTTATACCTACGTTTACAATCAGGAATAGAGGCTAACAACTTATCTAATTTAGAGAAATCTTTATTAGATAATTTTATTACGGATTGTTTAGTTTGGTACACAATGAGTTTATTACCCTTTGGATTAGGTTATCAATTTTTCAGTAAGGGGATATTACAAAAGACAAGTGAAGAAAGCAATGCTCCAAGTAGAGCAGATTTAGAATTGATTGGTAATGAATATAAAAAGACTGCTGAATTTTACAAGCAAAGATTAATTAATTATTTAAGGGAAAACTATTTGTTATTTTCTGAATACTTTAATCCAGGCAGCGGATTAGATGTTATATTCCCTGAATTAAAAGCATATACAAGTCCTATTTATTTAGGTAATGTAAATGACGGAGTAAGGGTATTCTCTAACAATGCGACAAGCGGTGGAGCAACAACTATTTATCATACACCGGCAGCCGGAGATAGTAGTTTCTCAGTTGGTGGATTAGTTAATAAAGTAGTGTTAATTGCAATGAGGTCAGGATTGGTTAAAGGTATCACAAACTTACCTACTGCAAATCCTATGTATTTACAAATAGTTGGTAATGTAATTACGCTACCTACTGGAGATGTAACACAAGAAGGAGAATTATTTTCATTCACAATAAGATAAATTTATGGCTTATAAAAAAGCATTAATTCAAAGAGTTTTATTTTATGACCTACAACCAGTTAATAACAACAATAACAAGTCTGCTGCAAAATCACGAAATGATAAAAACAGCAAAGTACGCAACCCCGAAAGAGTGGCTACTAAGAGATGAACAACCAGTTTATCCGATTGCTTGTTTTTCAATTAATTCAGGTAGTTTAAATATAGGCAGAGAACAGATATACAATGTTCAATTTTTCTTTTTAGATAAGAGTGGTCAAGAGGCTGAATATGAAGAGGATGTAATAAGCGACCAAGTGCAAATAGCTTCTGATATCCTTAGCTTAATGCGTACAGGTAGAAATAATTATTCAATAGATGATAACGTAACTTTTAATGCGATATCGGATAAGTACGAAGATTATTTGGCAGGGGTGGAGTTAACAATTAATATTTCAACACAAAATCAATTTACTGGATGCGACGTGCCATTATAACATTATTAGTTTTATTATCTTTTGGATTGAAAGCACAGGTTTATCAAGCTATGCCACAGGCAGGTTATGGTCCTGTTAAGCGTATGTTATTTGATAGTGTGTTAACTATTCCGTTGAATATCAATCAGTTAAGAAATATTACAGGTGGAAGGGATGCCGGACAGATAAGGTATAATATTAGCGATAGTGGTTTATATGTATTTACAGGATATACTTGGAT